TTTTTCACTTTATGCCATGGCTGCTCTTTGAGTTTTTCTCGAAGGGCAGTTTTATTTTATCAAATGCATCTTTCGCACCATTGCAGGCGCAAAAATCCGGCCTTGACAGTATTCCGGAAGTATGATAAAATATTTTCCGTTATCAGGCCTGTGTGCTACTGTGGCTCAGCTGGTAGAGCAGCTCACTCGTAATGAGCAGGTCGCCTGTTCGAATCAGGTCAGTAGCTCCAAAAATCCTACGGATTTGCGTTGAAAATCGCAATGTCTGTAGGATTTTTTGTTTATATTTTGGTGTTTTCAAAAAAAAATACAGCGCAAAACCCAACGCTGCCTGCAAAATGGCGCAAAGAAAAAGCGCGCAGATACAAACGTATCAGCGTGCTTTTTAGTGCGGGTAGTGGGGGTTGAACAATTAAAATTGATGTGCTATCGTCAAAAACGCGCCATAAACTCACGAAAGAGCGAAGGAATAACGCAGCTTTGTTGGCTTATGCCCAATTCGTTTTTTGACATTTAGAAAAAAGACTGTTACCAAAAGTGTTACCCGAATCACCCTTGAGCCTTCCTGAATGCAGCGGTGGTCGCAGCCGCCAAATCTTCACGCTGGCCGTCCAGCTCGTGGCGGTACACCCCTGCGGTATCCATGTTCTTGCTGTGGCCTACCAGCATTTTCAGTTGGCTGTCGGTCAGCACGCCGGACTCGACGCTGACGAACGTATGCCGCATCTCATACAGCGTAACCTGTGGCTCAATTCCGTTATCCTTCTGGTACTTCTTCCAGCGCTTGAATAAAGCCCTCTGGTTCGGAATCTGGAACAAAGGGGTGGTATAGTTCAGCGGGATATCGGAAGCCTTCAGCAAGGCCACCTGCGCTTCGTATGCCTCACGGGCTTCCTTCCCCATGTCGAACGAACGAATAGCGTTTTCATTCTTTCCGGTGGTTTCTTCATCCATCCGGTTGATGCTGCGGCGCAGATTGACGGTGTTCCCCTTAATGTCGCCGTACCAGAGCCCCACAAGCTCCCCCGGGCGTACACCTGTAGCCACCGCAAAACGATAGGCATAAATATATTCGTCAAAGACTCGCTTTCCATAGTAAAGGCGGCTATCCACGTCAAACAGGATTTTCAATGCAGATGGCTGTAAAATATTTTTCTTCCCCATCCGGGCATTCTTCGGGATCGACAGCTCAGGAAACAGGGCGCTGTACTTGTTCCGGCGGCACCATTTCACAAAGCTGATCTCTGTTGAGCGGATCGTCATAAGGGTTTTGCGGCTCAGAGGTTTGTCACTCGTGCGCCTTCCCCCTTTTTTGAGGCAGCGCTTTTTGAAAGACATGTCAATTGCCTTTTGCAGATCACCCTCGGTCAGTTCGTCGATGCGGATGTTCCCACACACCGGGAGAATGTAGTATTCGCCGTATTTGTTGCACTGGATCACATAGGACGTGCCGCAGGTCAGCTTCAGCTCTTCCACCCACTCGGCATAGAGGGCGGCCACCTTCTTCCTGCCGTCCCGGATGCTGTCATCAAGCCAGGCATCGGCCTTTGCGTTGGCTTCCCGTTGGCCGGTGCGGCCAGGCGTGCTGCTGTAAAACCGTTTGCGGGTGCCGTTCTTCTGCACCGCGATGCACCAGCGCTTTTCCTTCTCCACCCAAAATGCCGTGTTGACCCGTTTTTTCATAAAATCCACCTCCATACACAAGGGTACACTTTGACAAGCCTGCCCGGAGGTGGTATCATAGTCTGTGCAGAGGTTCGCCAAAATCTACTGTACAGAGCCGTGACGCCTTCGGGCAAGCGGTTCGGAAACCTCCTTCGGTGCTGGTAACACCGGGGGAGGTTTTTTATTTGTTTGTGCAAATCAAAATTATGCTATACTTTAGCACAATTTTGATGTATAATGAACGTGAACGAATCTTTTCATTCATACACAGAAAGAAAGGTGCTATCATGTCAGAGCGTCAGAATGCCGTCGAACTTTATCTTGACGAAAAAGACTTCAAAATGAAGTTGAACGGTGTTGAAGTCCATCGCGTCAAAGGCTTCTCCATCCAGTGCGATGCGGGCCATCCCCTCGCAGATATGACGCTGAACATTTCGGTGGACAAACTGAAACTCGGTTAATGGAGTTTACTCCACACATCCAGCGCCTTGTCAATGCCGCGTTCGACAGCCGTTTCGCCGTACTCGATAGCCTTCGGAAACAGATCGCAGGCACCCATCATGTAAAGGTCGATATAGCCATCATCACGCAGTTCCGCAAGCGCCTCTCTCACGTCATCCCACGGGATCCCCGGCAATGCAGCCGACACATCTTCTGATGCAAAGTATTTTGCCTGAGACTTCGGCAAGGTTTTGCGGCGCTCCGTGTATGCACGATAAAGTTTCAGTAAGACCTTTTCGGTATCTTTTGTCATCCCGTATTTTCTCCTTCTGCGCCCTCGGTGTTCGCAGCACCGGGGGCTTTTTTTGTTTAGTGATTTTATTTTATAGATTCAATAACTGTTTTTTCTTTGCATTGTACTCGTCTTCTGTAATTGCTCCAATGTCCAGAAGATTTTTAAACTTCATAAGCTCATCCGCAACGCTGGATGAAACATCCGGAACTTTCTTTATTGTTGTTCTTTCGCTAAAGATTTCTTCGCAAAGTTTCAGAACCTTGCGGGAATATGTAAAAACCGGAGACTCAAATCTTCCAAACGGATATTCCACGACAAACGACATTTTCGGATTCGATTCTTCTGTATGTGAAACCTTCTTTGCCGTGTTACCACCGACAACTGCGCCAACAGGACCTGCAACGATTCCTCCAGCGATTGATCGAGTGACGCTGCCTTTTGTCTCGGTGACAACCTTTGTATCCACTTTGACGGTATAGTCTACAAGCTCATCGAACGTAAACCACCCCGGAATTCCTGCGACCGTCATAAGTCGCTGCGCTCTGTTCACATAAGCAACCATTGTTCCCGGTTCCTGCAGATTTTCAAAGCCTTTCGCCCGCTCACGCCGGTCGTTGAAGAACTTCCATCCTTCTTTTAATTTATCAGCAGGGACAGTTTTGTAATCCATTCCAAGATCGGAAAACAAAGACCGGCATCTTTTACAGACAAAACCGTCTGAGCAAGACTCTCTGTCAAAGATTCCCATCTTCTCGCCGCAGATAGAACAATTTGCCATTGAACATTCCTCCTTTTTCATTCGAAAAAATCCAATTTTTCATTCGATTTTTGCGCAGATAATATTGCTTGCAGGACACAGCAAACAGTTGTATAATATGAGCAAATAGAACAACCACTGTTGGAGGGCCGCATCATGACACGACAAGATTACATCAACGCCATTCTGAAACTGCTGGAAAAGGCCGATTTCCGCCAGCTGCGGCTTGTGTGGGTGTACGCAAGCCACCTGATCGGATAAGCAACCAGCAACTACACGAGGGAAGCCTTTACGGGCTTTCCTCTTTTTTTTGCGTCAATTTTTCGGCCATGCGTTCCAGCAGCCCCCAGTCCGCCGGGCTCAGGCCTGCCAGCATTTCAACAAAACGCTTTTTAAAGGTGTCACTGTCATCCTTGGTCAGGTCGGCCAGAAAAGCCGCTACCTGCTCCGACTGGGTGTCCTGCACAAACATTTCACCCTCGCCGGTACGCAGCCACGCTTCCCGGACGCCGAACTCCCGGCAGATGTCGCTGATCGTGCGGTCGCTTGGGGTTCTGGAGCCATTTTCAAGCATCCATAAATAATTACGGGAGAGATTGATTCTGTCCGCAAACTGTTCCTGCGTCAAGCCTTCGTGTTTTCGGACGGCTTCGATTCTTGCGTTCATTTTGTTCACCTCCTTTCTGTTCTCTTCAATTCGTATTATATTCCGTAAATCTAACTGTGTCAACATTTATTTTTAATCTTCTTCAAAATACAGACTTGAAAAATCTAACAGAGTGTGCTATATTGTTCTCACAGGGTTAGCAAATCAATGCCAACCAAGTCAACACGAAGGGAGGTGAACCACATGACCGACAACAAAAAGCCCATCGCACCTATGGAAGAGGAACGCCGGGCGGAGCTGGAAAGCGAGATCGAAGAGTTTGAACGCCAGACGGAAAGGAACGAAGCAGAGCGCTGGGCGCGCATCGAAAAGAAAGAAAAGGCTGCAACGGTCAAGTCTGCGCTGTCGCTTGCATTCAGCATCATTGCGCTTCTGATCATTTTAGCCAAGCGGCTATTATTGCAATGATGGATACCGCAAGACTGATACCTGCCCGGATCTCTGCATTTTGAGCGCGAATCTCGGCTCTTTTTGCACGTTCTTCAGTTTCTTCAAAGTGCTGCTGTCTGCGCAATTCCGAACGCCCACCGGCATTGATCTGATAGATGTAGTCTGGTCCGTCATAAGGATCCACATAGCCATCTTCATCTTGATATCGAGAAACCATATCGTGCTTGTACAGCCAATCCAGCGTTTCACCGTCTGCCGGCACTCCGCACTTTTCCATCTGATAAGCTGGACAACCGCCCCGTGGCATGAAAGGAGAGAACCACATGAACAACAACAAAAAAGCCCAGCGAACCTGTGGAAGAGGAACGCTGGGCGCTGAAGGAGGTGAACACGATGAAGAATCCGTTAGCTGTTCAGATTCTGGCTCTGAGCATCCAGATCCTTGCACTGGTTGTCATTTTATTAAAGAAATAAACATGGATGCAGCAGCAATTAAAATCGCAATCAAATTGTAAAGCCGGTTGATTCGATCTTCTTTTGCCTGCTCACGGTCCTTTTCCTCCTGTTTTCGCTGACTCTCTTCAAACTGCTGTTGCAGCTTTTTCAGATTTTCAGCGGTACTCAGTTGAGCCGACAACTGCATCGCGTGTTCTTGCGCCGCAGCGCGCGCAACTGTAGCCATCGCTTCATGGTCTCGCGCAACTGCATTAGCTGAGCATTTAACCACATCATTCAGTTCAGACATTATTCTCACCTCCCTTCCGCCCTCTATTCTACCGCAGAAGGGAGCCACCCACAAGGAGGTACATATTCACCATGAACGACATTATCTTATCCACCCAGAACGGCGAACCGGTGGCATCCAGCCGGGACGTTGCCAAGCGCTTTGGCAAGGAGCACAAAGACGTGCTCCGCGCCATCAAGAGTATCACAGCGCAAAATTGCGCTGTGACCCAGATGTTCTACCAGAGCGAGTACACCGCAGGCACTGGCAAGAAGTACCCCATGTACCTGATGAACCGGGACGGCTTTTCCCTGCTGGCCATGGGCTTTACCGGCAAGGAAGCCGTGCAGTGGAAGCTGAAGTACATTGCCGCGTTCAATGCAATGGAGAAGCAGCTGGCCGCACAGCACAAAGAGCAGCGGGCCGTGCAGGATGCCAACATCCAGAACGCCATCGACCGGGTGATCGAAGCCCGGAAGAAGCTGGACGAGAACACCGCTTTTCTGGACGAGTGCCGCAAGAACCGCGAGGACAGCAAGGCCAAGTATATGCAGGTCAAGGCCCTGTGCGGCGAGTTCAAGGCCATTTACGGCCAGCATTGCGACACGGTGCGCACCATGGAGAACGTGGTGCGCGGTTCCCAGAGCTTCCTTACCAACGCCATTGACAGCCTGACCATCGTTGCCAAAGGCTACCCGTTCTACGCCGCCCTGATGGACAGCCTGCTGGATGGGCTGCCGGCCGAGAAGAAGGAGGAATAAAATGTTGAACCCATCAACCATTCGCGGCACTTTCAAGCAGATCCCATACTGGAAACTGCGGGGACGGTTCCACAGCTGTGGCTACCGCGATCAGGAAGTGGCCGAGTACATCGGCATTGGCCGGGACACCATGAGCGGCAGGATGCAGGGGCACAACCCGTGGACAAGCACGGAGATCACTGCAATGTGCGAGCTGCTGGGTATCCGGCAGAATGAAATCGGGGAGTATTTCTTCCCGCGTGTCGAGAAAGGAGAATCTGCATGAAGATCAAATCCGGCGTGTGGTACTGGCTGGCCGTGGCCAGCGGGGCCGTGGGCCTGCTGTACGGCATGGGGCTGGAGGGCAGCTTCCAGACCGGCGGCACCGTCTCGGACGGCGCGTTCATCACGGCCATGGTGTTGATCCTGCTGGCGGTGTTCTTTGCCCGGCTGGGCTTTGCCGCCCATGACCGGGAGCAGCAGGAGCGCCGCAAGGTGCACCAGCAGCCCCGGAACACCGTAAAGAGCGGCAGGAAGGCAGGCTGAGCATGAGCGACTTCAAGACCTACACCCGTATCTGCGTGGACTGCGGCAAGGTGCTCTGCAATGTTGGACGCTCTGCTCAGCGCTGCCCCGAATGCGGCAAAAAAGCACGCCAACGCTCAGAGCCTTGAATGGGATCGTCGGCGCAATGAAGAACTGCAGGCCCAGCGTCAGGGCCTTGCCGCTGAGCGCAGCAGCCTTGCCCTTCACGCCGAGGTCCGCGCAGCCGAAAAAGCCGGCCTGAGCTACGGCAAGTACATGCTGCTGAAAATGCAGGAAAACAAAAAGCCCGCCGGTGCGCCAACACCGACGAGCCCAAAGGGTGATGGAATTTGAAAGCCCCATCACCCCGATCATACCATAAAATCGGAGGTTTTTACAAGAAAATGAACGCAAAAAATAAAAACGCACTGCTGGAGCACATCAAAAACGCGCCCGAATGGCAGTCCGCACTGATCTACGAGCAGCTTGCTGCCCTGAACAAGGCAGCAGCCGACATCTCCACCGGTACTTCCACACTGGAGCAGGGCTTTGCCGACGGCAAGCTCCGGCCCGACCGCTATTACTGTTCCGACAGGGTCTTCCGCCGGGACTGCAACACCGGCGTTCTGGACAGCATCGCGTCCGCCCTTGGCAGAGCTTTGGCGGCGCTGGAAGTTCTTTCCGCCCTGTCCGATGCATTCCAGCGGGAGTACCTCTCCAGCGTCGAAATCTCGCAGGGCATCTACTACAACGAGCTGGAAAAGCTCTGCCTCAGGCATGGGTACACGAAGGAGGACAACGCATGAAAGGCATTCTGATCGAACCGGGCAAGGGTCCCGTGGTCACCACCCTGCCGGATACGCTGCAGGGCATTGAAGCATGGTTGGGCGGGCACGCCGACCAGAAATATTTCTCCCGCACGCCTGCCATCCTGATGCACAGTGCCGCAGGCCGGGAGCCGAACCGCATCTGGCGCGGCGAAGTGCTTTGCGGCACTCTGCTGTGCTATGGCTGGGGCGGCGGGGGGCGCGCGGCCCCCCGCAACAAGCGAGTTTTG